AGTCAGATGCTGCTTGGAACACTTTTGCTGCTGTGATAGCTTCTGTTCCGTCTCCGATAACAGTTGAAAAACCATCGAATAGAGCTGTCATGTCTGTGTCTTGTTTTTTTGCTATTGCCTCTCCAAACAATCTACCGATGTCAGCTGCCACGTTTCTTGGAGCTGCATTTCTAGCTAGATCTGTCAATGTTGTCATAACACCAACTTCACTTGCAGTGATTGTTACTGATGAAGGATTAATAGCTGTGTTTGATAAGTCTGCAGCTTCTGAAACTGCTGCCGCTGATACAGCCGCATAAATCGGCACTTCTACCGCTTTACCACCACCTGAAATCGCATAATTTCTTACAAGATTTCTCATGATTGACTGTTCTTGAGCAACGAATTGAGCTTCTGCAACTATTTCTGTGTATAGTTCCGATAGTGTGGAACTTGTGCTTTCGTCTGCCATTTGTGTTTCTCCTAATTATTTAAGTTTATTTTAATAGAACCAGAGTCACGTTTTCTACGAACTTCTGCGTCGTATCTTTTACGATCTTCTGGATCTGACATATTGTATTCGCTGATGTCTTTAGGTTTAACAGCTTTACCTTCAATACTACTCTGGCTTCCTGATCCAGACAAAGACCCTTGACGGAAATGTGGGTTAGTATCTAAAAACTCTTTAACTCTATCTTCTACGTTAAGTAGTTCTCCTTTTGGATTATAACGAATATTACCATTCATATCAAGGATTTCTACTCGGTTGTCATTAGAAAGTTTTATTTCTGATTTTAATAAAGCTGATACTTGTTCCGGGCTAACAGCTTTATATTTTCCAGCAGCAGATAAAATAGTATTATCTATTTTTTCTTTTGCCATCATATCTTTAAACTTTTGAATTTCATGATCTTTTTCTGATATGCGTTCTTGCATAACCTTTTCAAGATCAGATTTCGTTTTTGCTTCTTCTATTTGTTTTTGCTTGATAGCCTCTTCTTTGGCTTTGTTTTGCTCCTCAAGTATTTTGTCATATTTTCTTTTTTCTGACTCAATTCTGCCTTTAATAATATTATCAAGTTGTTCTTGTGAAAAGGTCATTTGCTTTGCTTGAGTTTCTTCTGATTTTGTTTCGTTTGCTTCTGTTTGTTGATTTTCTGTAGCTTCAACTTGCTTTGTTTCTTCGCCCATATAGCTCCTTATATTGTTAGTTTTCCGTTACTATCATACCAATCAGGATTGACGTAACTCCATGAATGTCTACAATTATACCCACCACGAACTATCAAAGCATCACCGGGTTTTTTACCTTCCCACGATCTTTGCCATAATTTTCTAGCTTCTTCGATTGTAAATACATTGCTGATTCGTTTTTTATATACACCATTAATAATGTTTCGACAATGACTCCTTGTTGTGGGTATGACGTCTCCATAATATTTAACAAAGGTAAGACCGGCATCTAAAGCTTTTTTACTATTTACTTGAGCATCAAAGTCTCTCAAGCCATCTGCTAACAGCTGACCAGCAAATCTACGCATATTTTCACCAGTTCTAGTTCTAGCATATTTAGATTGTAAGGTTTGAACTGCTTTATCAACTTCTGATTGTTTTGTTTTTATGTTCTTATTTTCGTTAATAAAATCAACTAGTTCATTTGCTTCTATATCACTTGACCGGCTATAGATACCATTTATGGTTTGCCTTAGTTCTTCTTCTAATTCTACAAAGTCTCTTCCAACTAAAGTAGATTGATAAACCTTATCTGCTAATCTTTTTGTAAAGGTATTTGATACGTCTTGAAATTGAGTAAAGCTTTGCAATTTAAGGTTTCTAATAAGTTCTAAATCACCCTTTGTAAGTTGTTGAAATTTAAGTGGAATATTACCTATACCTTTGAAAGCTCTCTCAATCCTTTTAGCTTGTTTGCTGTAACCTTTTTTAGTCACTGTATCTGCCCACGATAAAAACTCAGTAGATAATATAGTTCTTATTTTGGGCCTAATAGCGATTGCAGCCTTGAGTTCAATAAGTTTACCTTTATCAGTTGGCAGATCTCTACTAGCCAAAGCGATAACATCTTTTTCTATTTTATCTAATGTTCTTATGAGTGATTTGTAATATTCTTGCTCTGCTCTATCTAAATTTCTTATTCTATAAAGAGTAAATTTTTCTACTTTGTCTGCCATTCATTAAACTGTCTCTTCCTCAACTGTTTCTTGTTGAACTTCCTCTTCAGTGAATTGGCCCACTTCTGCTTGGCTATCAATCTCATCAAAAGTTTGATTTAATTTTTCATCATCATCAAGTACTGCTCTGGCTATTTCTTTATCTACCTCTTTGTTAAAAGTTGGTGATTGTAAGTTCATAGCTTTAGCCATTGAGAAATATTGTAAGTCATAAGCATAGTCTCTAATATTAAATGAGTCTGGATAATTGATCTCTCCATCAAAAGTGACATCTTGGAACATCGCATAGATTCTAAAAAGCTGTTCTTCAGCTATTTGTAAATTATCTGCTTTTTCTGACAATCTAGCATTCAATAACTCAAATTCTGTTTGTAAAGCTATCCCGGAAGATACCGCTTGTTTAGTTGTTCTTACAGCTCCTGTATGAGCAATTCTATTTATAGCGTTAACTTTGTTTGTGATAGAGTCCATAATTGCATTTAAGTTTTGACCAGATGGTTGTAGTAAATATGGTTTTAAATTTGGCTCTGTTTCCTCAGGCATTTCGATTACTGCACCAGCTCCAGCGGATGCATTGACACCCGGGGTTTTTACTAGCGATGGATGATTTGTTAAACGGATCAGTTGCTCTATCTCACTATACTCATTGTAAATACTTTTTTGCAAATCAGCTATGTCTGTAAGGTCTGATTGACCAATGCCTCTCTTGTGAGATTTAGCATTGTATAAAATAACTGCTGGTATTTTGCCAATCAGATTGTCGGCAGTATCTATAAGAGTAGGCTCTGTTTTTTCTTCTGTAATATAAACAGTTTCAATTCTATCAGGATACCAAATTCTAACATATGTGCCTCCGTCTCTATCTACCTCTTCTCTAACTTTTAAATAATCTAAATAATATTTACCATTTATATCTCTTTTAAAATTCCAATCTAAACAGTTTTCAGGAGTTACAATTGAAATATATGGTCTTATATCTTGATCTAGTTCTTCTGCTCTTGTGTTTGTTTGTATTGCTGGTTTATCTAAAATCATAAAACAATGACCATAAATACTCGCATAATTTTGAGCTTGTTTCATAACTGAATTAAAATTATTACCTTCTAAATCTGCATCTTTTAAAAAAGCGTTCAAGGATGGCTCGTCTGCCATTTCTCCAAAGTCTCTAGAAGGTCTTACTCTAAATAAAAAAGATGAGTAAATTTGAATAATATTTTTACAGTGATTATCACAAGGAGTATTTCCAAGTCTTTGATTAAACTCATTATCTTGCTCTAAATTATATCGTGATAGATATTGGCCTACAGTATAATCATAACCACCATTATAAGAACGAATATAGTACTCCCACAAAGATACGTTTTCTTTATAATCTTTATGAACGTCTAAAGCCGTATCCCTACTATATGCCATTACTTAACTGCCCATCTTGTTGGTGTTGATTTTCTATTCTGTATGACTAAGGGTTTTATATAATCTACTAAGTATCCAAGTGCGTCGTTCATATGATCAAATCCATCTTCTTTATTTGGTATATTTGTATCTTCTTTATAAGTTTGTCTTTGCAGTCCTTTTATCAAAGTTCTACAATATTTACTAATAAAAATATGTCTTACACCCTTTGAATCTTTTAGTCTAGAGTTTACAGTGTTTATCCTATCTCTTACCGCAGTATGTCTTGGTTTTGCTTTTACGTCAAAACCAGCATTTTGAAGTATAGATAAATCTGTTTTACCTCCTGCCGAGGTTTTTCTTTGTCTTGCTGCGGGGTCAGGATAAATAAATATTGGAAGTTTAGTCCCGTATCTATTTCTTATCTCTTCGCACATTTCGTCAGTATTAGAGCCGTAAATAACAACTTCATCAACAAAATATAATTTATCTCTTTCGACTTGAGCTACAGCAGCCGACATCGGTGAAACGTTAAAGTCCATCCCAATATGTAAAGGTTTTGTCCAATCTATTTGTTTATCAACAACTGAATCTACCGGGTGGAAGTTATAATAAATTGCTCCACTATAGTTTTCAAATGTACCTTCAAACTCTTGTCTAAAAGTTCTTTGATCTAAATCTGATCTAGCCTGTTCTATTTCTGATTTATTAACCATACCACCATCTAAAGTCGTATATTGAAAGCTGTCCCACTCTTTGTCTTGTTTACCTTTTAAATACATTTCATAACTCCAATTTCCATAACCTCTTGGAGTTCCACACATAAATACAGATCCTAAAGTATCAGAGACACTGGCTCGTAAAACCTCAAACCACGTTCTTTTTGGAATATCAGAGAACTCATCTAATACTAAAAAATTTAACCCTGTGCCTCTAAGACTATCTGGCATATCAGCTGACTTCAATGAAATCGTGCTGTTTGATTTACGCATTGTAATTGTAAGGGTTGTTTCATTTATATCTTCTATCCAATTAAATTGATGTAAAACTTCTTTTAAATTTGACCAACATATATCCTTGGCCATTTTTAAAGTGGGAGCTACATACCATATTCTTTGATTTGGTAATGCTGCATATTTCATCATTTCAGTAATAGCCAAATAAGTTTTCCCAAAACGACGACCTGAAATTAATACTTTAAATCTTTTATGAGATTGAGATATTTTGTACTGTGGTATTGTTAGTTGAATCTTCATTTACCTCTTCGCAATAAAACCTTATAACTACCTTGTCTTTGTTAAATTGATTTTTATCAAAATTATTTATTATATCTATTACATTAGTTGCTCCGCTACTAATACAACTGTGGAAATCCTCATATTTAACATAATTACTATGCGGTTCTGTACATACATTCTGTACTGATGAGCAAATCATAATAAATAAAGCAAATTTACTCATCAAACTGATCTTTGCTTGGTGAGTTGGTCATTATATCCATTTGTATCTTCTCTATCTTTTCTCTTTCGACAAATAGACTATCCGATACAGACGATTCTCCCATCTCGATACTATGACGAGTAATTTTCGAGCTATTTTTTTCTTTATTTTTTTTATCACAAATACACTCCTTGCTTCTTAAACACATGAAATCTGTGTAATATATACAATTTCTTTCCATAGAAATTGTTTAACACTTTTAATCTTTTTTGGCTATCGCTATTATGTGCTTTCCATCTTCTGACATTTTTGCCATAACTTTAGCACAACTGTATCTGACTCTTTCAGGGTTTGCTGTTCTCTCTGATTTTCTTTTCATTTCTAAACATTTAGAAAAACCTTTTGGAACGTAATAGTGTTCTTTTAAATCACCTTTTAAAAACATTAATAAAGCAACTACTTCAATCATTTGTGATTACCATTTGTAAATTTCATTTCTCTACTTTGATCTTTTAATTTTTCTATATCGTTTTGAGCTTTTTCCATATCTTTTTCTAATCGATTAATATTTACTTTATTGTGCATTCCATCTTCTAATTTACCTTTGATCTTTTCTAAATCTTTTAAAATACTTTCTATGAGCATAAACTGTTCTGAGTCAGCTGGTAAACTACCTAATTGTCCTCTAGGCCACTTAATTCTAAACTCTGTATTTTTTTCTAAATCAGACTCCATCAATTGTAATCTTGTAGAATGTTGATTGAGCTGCTCTACAATTTGAAAATATCCCATACACCCTAAAGCCACTATCACTACAAGAGATGCCACAGTCTTCATTGGCATTTGCACGTTGGCTTCTTCAGATATTTTCATTATCTCTTTTTTTGCCATAAAATTTTTCTTTACGTTTGTCTGCTTCTATTTCAGCTATCCACCTTTTTGTAGCTGGATCGTCTTGATCTTTTGATACAAAAGACTTTTGCATATAATCTAAAAATATAATCAAAGTAGCTACAAATAACAATGCGTCAATCATATTCTAAAACCCTTTTTCCACGATTGAACAGCCCAATAAACTGGAGTTGTATTTAGCTGTTTACCTGATCTTCTGGCTTTTGCTAATATGGGCCTAAATCTAGCCATAAATGATCTCTGACGAGAAGGTATATTTTTTTTTATTGATAAATTTGGATCGCCAAACCTTACCACTTGGACTCGATTATTTTTGCGATTTCTCACATATACTGCAAATTTTTTAGATCTTCCGGGAGTTCTAAAAGGTTTGTTAAGAGTTAC